CCATCTAAATATATTCCCTGTAAAATATCTTTACTTGACAATATAAGACCATTTTCATTAACTAATCCAGCGATAGGCCCATCACTTACTAAATCTAAAAGTTCTGCATAACTAAATGAAGCAGCTAATTGGATAGTTCCAAGTACAGGGGGCTTTAACTGTACTGGTTTTGGTTTTGGTTTTTTCCCTTTACCACCAGCATAAGATAATTTTTTTAATAAATGTTTCATATTATTTATTAAGATTTACTAGATGTAAATTGAATAATTTCTGTTGTTGAATTAGGAGGAGCAATATAAGAGTTCAGACGCATAATAGTAGTCGCATCTTGATTTTGAGGAAATGATTTTACGCTCATTTGTATTAATTGAGATCCAACTTTAAGTCTTCCGTAACCAACTGGCACTGGAGACCCTTGAGCGGCTGCGTTTGCTTTATTGGAGAAAGCAAAAGATTCTGATAATGCTTTTGTTGTGGCAGATATTTGTGGGCCAGCATCAGGTTTTGGAGCTAATAACATTTGAAGACCAACGGACACGGCAGTAAGCACTATTGCGTTTATTAGTGTAGCAGCGAATAAAGCGCCCGCTCCAGCAGCACCAGTACCAACAGCTAAAGCAGAAACCCCAAGCCATGCTCCAACAAGTAAAGCTCCCCCAGATCCAATAATCAAAGGAACCAAATGAATTTCTTGTGGCTCTTTTTGTATATTTAGTTCCTCTAATTCAGTAATTTTTTTACCATCAACAATCATTGTATAATTAAAACCTTCTCTTGAGAGTTCAAATATTCTTTTTTTAAAATCTTTTCTATTCACGTCGATAGCTTTTATTGTGTTAATCGCTCGATGTATCTTCATGTTGAAGACATCTCCAAATTCTTTAGCAAGAATTCCATGTAAAGTAATAGTTGTCATATGTTTAATTTAATTCTTTTAAATAGTTTTGCATCATATTCTGAATTTTTGGGTTGATAAATATCAAATTTATCAGTATTTAATCCATAAATAAGAAATGGAATACAACAATTTTCTGACATTTTGATATCAAACTCAGAAGCTTTTTCGTCGCCAACAATATGACTATGGAAAATTGCACCGAATAAATATTTCTGCTTAAAAAGTAAATATCTTAAAGCGTCAATAGCAAAAAAGTTTTTAGGATCAGTAGAACAATTTTGCTCTAATTGGATTATGTGTTTTTTTAAGTTTTGATCATAACCCATGAATCCACATACTTCGGTATATGGATTTGAAGAGCAGTGATTTTTAATTACTGCTAATGCATCTTTTGTATTTTTGCAAATATTAACCATAAGGGAATCCATCTGTTCCAGGAAAGCCTCCAAATGGCAGACTTTCTCCTTGTATTTTAGGGCTGCTAATAAATCTTTTTTTACAAGCGTCTACTTTTTTGGAGCATCCATCTTTTAGCCAATAAGTTGGATTTGATTCTGGATGATTATTTAAATTACTACCAGTAATGGAAACATACCAAGTTCTTAATGGTCCTGAATAACTATTTGGATCATTAGGATTTTTATTGATAGTTATTTTTGGATTTTCTAAATACGCTATACCGCTTTGATTATAAGTAGTAGTGTCGATCCATTGATAATTAGAATTACTCAAAAATCCATTTAATGGAGAATTTGGAATTACGACATCTCCATCTGCATTTAAAAATGGATCTCCATTTTCCATTTCTATTGGTTTATTAACATAATTACAACCGTTACCTCTGTACATCCAATAACAATACTTTGATAATATTCTTCTGTTTGTAATTTCAAAATTTTCAAGATCTAGTGGCGTTGTAAGCTCAAATTCTACATATATTTTATTTTCTAAAGTTTTTTGACTAATTAAAAATGTTTCATTACTAATTTCTGCTGTAGAATCTTGAGATCCAAAAGGATTACCACCATCAAAATTGACATCATCTAAATATTTTAAAAATGTTCTTTTTCTAATGATTTTAGCGTTTTTAAAATCAAAATTATTTTGAAGTAAATTACTCACTAAATAATCTTTATTAGCGACTCTAATTTTTGGTCTTGATAATTGACCATTGCCATTAATTTCAAACCCTTCGCCTTCTATTGGCATTGGAATATATTCAATCCCCTGCCAAGTTACATTTTCTCCGAATATAGATCCGCCATGAACTGGAATAAAAGTTGTTGGCTTGTTGATTGTATCTGGGTATATTCTAAAAAACTCTAGCACTGCTGTTGGTTGGATATCCAACAAACTGCTTGCTATTTTATTTTGACCTTGACCCATATCTAAATTTACACTATTATTATTATAATAATCAAAGATGGTAGAAATTAAACAACTAATTAGCCCCAACGAAGATTTTTATAATTATTTTTTACAATATTGTATTAGATCAAAACCTTATGATTTTTGTGAATTAAAATCTTTAAAACTGCGAAATGCTAAAATTAAAGAATATTTTAATATTTTAATTAATGATCCGATTATTTTTGTAGCAGAAATAGATTCTAAAATTTTTGCATGTACGTTTTTTTCAGAACAAAAAGATCATTTAATTCTAGAGTTTGTAATAGGTAATAGTAAATTTGATTCAATTTTTTTAATAAAAAGCCTTCATGAAATGTTAATTTCAAGTCAAAAAGTATTTGACAAAAAGGAAACAAGATCTACAATACAGAGGAAGTATAAAAAACAAAAATTCATAAACTGGATAAAAAGATACGATAAAGTCTGCGAGATAACAGAAATAGAAGGCAAAACACAAATAATTTGGAAAAATGAAAGGCTCAATTAAAATAATCGGCACAAACAGCATCACGAAACATTTTCAAGATCAAATTTTTGAAAACTGCACTTTACAAAGCGAAGGGAAAGTGCATTCACTTTTTTTAAATAATAAAAAACATTTTTTGGATATTAAAGAAAGTCATTTTAATCATAATTTTGTATTAATTTTTGGGATTATTAGCGACGATGCTAAATTCGTTGGAAATATTGCTTTAGAGTTTTATCCAGAAAAAACTGCAAATTCAAACAGCCTTGCGGAAAAAAATCTTGACTTTGTTGATTAAAAACAATAAACTATAAACAGATGAGCGAAAAACAACATAATCTATATCGAGTCTATGACTACAAAAACAACTATATTCAAACCTACACCAGCGAAATTTCAGAAGGATTTAGGTGGGCAAAGGATTGTGCGTCTAGAATGAACGGAAGAGTTGATGAAATTACAAAATCAGATACTGGAGAAACAGCACTAACAATATTTGCTATTTCCTTAAAAAAGTAAATAATTTTTTTTAAAAAAACCTCATATTTTTATGAGGTTTTTTTATGTTCACCGTGTAATTATGTTTATCATGGAACCTGAGAAGTCCCTCTTAAAAGAATTTATAAATGGTGGTTGGATTATTCCTTTCATTGGAGCGTTGACGATGGCTACAAGATTAATTTCTAGTCCAGTAAAGTTGACAATTTTGCAGCAATTAAAAAAAGTTTGTGCAGCTTCAATGTTGTCAGGTGTAGCTTGGGTAATCATTGACTTAGGCACAGTCATCCATTCATTAGAGATCTCTTCGCTATATAAAGCCATAATTTATGGAACTATTGGCGTTGTTTCTCCAGAAATCATCAATGGAATTGTTAATTTAGCTAAAAAATTCGAAAAGAGTCCAGAAAAGTTTATCAATAAGTAAATAATTTAAACGATAAGTGTAAAAGCATTTGATGAGTGCTGCGCTGTATAATATTTCCATTGAGAAACGAGCTTGTTTTAGTTTGGGGTTGACATTTACCAATACAGATGGTTCCCCCTATAATCTTTCTGGGATAACTTTAACTGGTCAAATACGAAGAGATTTTGATGATGAATTACAAGCTGTATTTAATACTCAGGTACTAAATACTGGAAGTGGGACAGCAATTATCTCTTTAACTTCTGACCAAACGCTACTTCTTGATGTCGCACCAAGCTCTTATGATCTTTTTGCCGATAGATTAGATGGTTGCCCAGACAAATTGATGTATGGATCTGTAATTAATATTGATAATAAAACACAATGAGTATCAATGTTCAAGTATCCCCCATTCCTAATATCAACATATTAGTTGGTAATAGCGGTAATTTATTAAATTTATCTCCACAGGGTTATACTTTACACGCTAATACTCACATTAGTGGCGGCATTGATGCCATTGATCATAATTATCTTTTTGCCTTACAAGGCGGTCAAGGTAATCAATATTATCATTTAACTTCGGGGCAATATACTAATTTAAATAGTATAATTAATTCAACAGGAACTTATACTCTTCATTCAGAAACGGGCGCATTCTACGCTTCATCAAATCCGTCTGGCTTTATAACAGGAATTAATAATCTCGTATATATAACTGGAAACCAAATCATCAGCGGAGAAAAAACATTTGATTTATTATCCGAAAGTTTAGTTATAGGAATTTCAATCTTTATATAATATCATGGCAACATACTCTAAACAATTATTATCAACAAGCCCCAGCGGTAGACCCATCAATATAACAGCAACTGGAACAAATGTGCAAGAGGTTCATACTACGCCAGCTTCTAGCGGCTCGCTTGATGAAGTTTGGCTATACGCAACAAACCCAACAACATCTGATGTGATGTTTAGTTTGCTATATGGTGGATCTGGATTCAATAATGATATATTATTTGAAGGAATAATAGAAGCTTATGCTGGAAGCGTATTGATCTGCCCAGGTCTTATTGCCAAAGGAGATGGAGCTTCTGGATTTCCAATATATGGAAATGTTTCAATAGCGAGCGGCGTAAATGTTTTTGGCTATGTAAATAGAATAAGTTAATATGAGCGCACGATATGGCAATAAGGTAGGTCCATTGGTGACTCGACAAACTAATTTTTTTAAAAAAAATAGGTTTGATGGTTTAAAAATAAAAAAGCCA